TTACCTTACACTCTGCTTTAATGGCTGCATTATCTGCTGATGTGGCTGTAATGATTGCCTCTCCCGATGCCTCTGCTGTTACAATACCATTGGCATCAACAGTTGCCACTGCTTTATCGCTTGATGACCAGTTAACCTTTTTATTAGTAGCATTTGAGGGATTTATTGATACTGTGATTTTTCCTGTTGCTCCTACTTCCAGCAACATTGTTTCGGTATCCACACTAATAGCACCAACAACAGCATATTCTGGGGATAAAAAAGCCCTGTAACCCCATCAAATCAACGGTTCAGAGCCTCCTTATTAGCCATCCATAACAACCCTTTATATAATACGCACCATTGTCAATATCTTTATAGATTATAAGCTTATTATTTAGATGTTCTTTATTATAATCGATTCTGCAATAGTGCCTCCACTTCCTGCTTAAATCCATATTTCTGTAGATATTCTACCAAGGCCGCCTCTACGATTTCTCTTTGGGTTACATTCTTTTCCCGACTAAATTCACCCATCACACTGGCTACTTTATCGTTCATGTAAATGGCTTTGGTTCTCGCCATACCCGAAATAGCGTACCTGGGAATTTTGCCGTCTTCCCTGATGCCATCCAAAAGTTGATACACCTCTTCCCGCCTATCGTAAAGGAAACGGATAAAGGGTAAGAATTCTTCTATTATGTTATCTTTTTGCGCTTCACTTTTATTGGTAAAGGCTTCCAGCGGTTCCGTTTCTTCCTTAAAACCCACTATTTTCACATAGTTGTTTTTATACACATTCCACTCAAAACCTTTTGTTTTCATGTACTCAGCCATTTCCCTGTGGTCTTTAAATCCTTCTTTTTGCGCAATCCCTTTAGGGTCCGGATTTTCTTGGTTAAAAGCATCGATCACCCGTAGCACTTTATCCGGGGCAGAATATCTGTAAGCTTCTTTATCCTTTTTATCTCGATTTTGTGCCGGAACATATTGCCCTTGTCCTCTGTCATAGATAAAATTCTTGCGTCTCATATACATATCCAAGCTCTTCCAATTCTTATAGTTCAGTTCCTTGGCCACTTCTTCCCGAGTCTGAAACTTTAACATTTCAATAATCTGTCTTGCCTTAGCACTATAAATCGGTTCTTGACTTGTCATAACGCTTCCCTCCTATAGAAGATTAACCGCTTCGTTTAGCGTATTTTTATCCTGATGCAAATACCGAGAAGTCACCGCCAAACTAGAATGGCCCAGTAACTTTTGAATACTTACCACCGAAGCTCCCTTTGCCAATAAGTTACTGCTAAAGGAATGTCTGAGCACATGAGCGCTCACTTCTTTCCCCCAGCCTAGCTCGCTTACAGCCTTACGAATACAACCATTAATGTAGTTATTGGATACCTTCCCTGTGGTGACGGTGGTAAAAAACCGTTCTGTTTCTACTTCCGGTTTGCGGATATGTTTTAAGTAATGATCTAAAATCCTTTGTAGCTTAAGGCTAATAGGAATATCCCGGTCTTTATTACCCTTGCCACCGATAATGTGTAATACGTTATTTTCCAAATCCACGTCTTCCAGCTTTAGATTGACCATCTCCGTAATTCTACCCCCAGTATAAAACATGGTTTGTACCACCGTTCTTACTACCGGCTGGGTGATAGCACTGGCTAATTCCTCAAATTCGTCTTCGGTCAGATAATCCCGCTCCTTCTGTTTCACCTTGACCGGTTCCAAAAGCACCGCTAAATTCTTGTTACATAGCTCTTTTTTGCAGGCATAGTTATAAAAACTGCGCAAAATATATAAGGTCATACTTCTGCTGGATGAAGCTCTCCCCCTTTCTTTTTCATATAGCATAAAGTCTTCTAAGTCCTGTAAAATAATATCCTCCAAATATACCGGGCCATTATGTTTTATCTGTAGAAAATCATTAAAATGTTCTAGCTCCTGGATATAACAGGTTATGGTTGCCTGAGAGCGATCAATCATCTTAATGTAGTTCTCAAAGCTCTGTACGGCTTGATTTAGCAGCATTTTCCCTCTCCTTTCGCTTTGGTAGTAGCATATTAAAATGGTTTCACCCCTTTAGCAAGTCATATCTCACTAATCATTAGCTACCATTTTGGCTGGCGAAAATAAGATATGAAAGACAAAAAAATATAGCCTTCGGAAATGAAGTCATCCAAAGGCACAAAAAGATTATTTTGATGTTAAAATTTCTGCTGCTCGTTTAATCAATATGGCGGCATATTCTCCCTTGACGCTCTTTCCCTCCCTGGCATTTTCTAGCCAGTATTCCGGGGAAACGATAACCCCTTTCATTACTAAAACATTCAGGGCTTCTTGTAATTCATCTTTAATCCCTAAATGGGACAGTATGGCTCCTGCTATAGCTTTTACGATTTCGTTCCTTTTGCTGTCAAATAAACGGTTATCTTCAGTGTTATCTATAAACCCTATTTCCACTAATATGGCAGATGCTTTTGTTTCTCTTAGCACATAAAAATTTGCTTCTTTTACACCCCGGTTAGTAAAACCGACACCTACTAGTGCTGTCTGGATTTTTCCGGCTAAAGCTTTGGTCTTTGCTTTTGGTTTTAGATAGGTATAAGTCTCAACACCTTTTGCCGCTTCCGGCTTGAAGGCGTTGCGGTGAAAAGATATGAAGTAGTCATAAGCTTTTCTGTTTTCAAAGTTAACCCTCTCCTGCAGGCTGACAGTTTTATCACTGGTTCTGGTTTCATCTACTACTACCCCATGCCTTCTTAGTTCAGCTGCTACTGCTTTACCTAGACTTAATACATCGTTTTTTTCTTTCCTTCCATTATATATAGCCCCTGGATCAGAGCCACCATGGCCGTAATCAAAGCACAATCTAGCCATTTTTATTTATCCTCCTTCCCCAGCTCCACAAACACTGCCTTCAGCTTCTCCGGCACTGGAAGGCCTATCATGGTAGCGTTTTCAATGATGCTTAAGCCTTCATTGGACAAGTAGAAAAATATAACAGCGGTCCTAACTGCGCTGCCTTTTTGGAAAATATAAAAGTCGATGATATGCCCAAGCCCTACGAAGGCGAATATAAGCACTTTCTTAAAGATACCTTTAAAGCCAATAGCGCTGGATAATTTCTTCTCTAAGAAGGCTAGCATTATTCCCGAGATGTAATCGATGACTACAAAGGCCACCAGTGCATAAAGCAGGCCATCAAAGTCGCCTAAAAACCAGCCGACGTAGCCACCTATAGCAACAAAAATTAGCTGCAAGGTGTGAATTAGCTCTTTCATGTACTGTTTCTCCCCCTTTCCATAAAAATAGACACCTGTTTACAAGGTGCCTTACCTGGCGCTTTCGGTTTTGATTTCATCCAGAACAGGTCTTATTAGTTTCCAGTCCCGCTGATACTTAAATGCCTTACAGGTCAAGACTGATTCCATTTAGGCTTCACAATCCACCTGCTAGAAGCTGCTCTATCATTGCTTTTATGTCTCGAATATCCTTTTTCAGTTCTTCAAAGCTATATTGCGGTTCCAAAGCTATCTTTTGGCTTTTCTCAAGAGAAGCCGCTGCTATTTCCTGAATTCTGCTATCTGAAACAGTTGTCATAAGTTCCTTTTCTTCGCTACTTTCTACAGTAACATCTGCCCCCAATTCAAGCTTTTTACAGACCAATTTAGCCAGCCGTTCTGCCTGAGCTTCAGTCAACGGCACATCTAATCCTCTCGTAGGGCTGTGGGGCTGATAAATAGTTTTTGCTCCATCCACATAGATTTCGTATCCACCATCAATCAATTTGTATTCAATCATTGTTTTCCCTCCTAATAAAATATTCCGTCTCTTTTGATTGCTCCATACCAGACATCTGCCAGGCCACTACTACCACTCCAACCACCCATTATCCAGAGCCGATCATTGAAAACCGTTGAACCTGCATCTTCACGGGCAGACCAATCCGCTGTTTCATATACCTGGGTCCAAGTAGAGCCGTTGGTAGAATACCATACATCCCGACATCCAGTACCAGCAAAAACCCACATTTTGTTATCAAACACCTCTGCATTAAAGCCGCTTCGTTTAGACCACTGAGCATTTGAAGTAGCTTGACTCCAGGAAGACCCGTCAGTGGAATACCAAATATCTTGCTGTGTCGCACCCCAAGCGCCAATAACCCACATTTTATTATCGTAAACTACCATCTTATGATAACGTCTTGCCGACCAGGCCGGCTGCGGTCCCTGAGTCCAGGTGGATCCGTTACTGGAATACCACACGTCTCGTTGCGCCGTATTGTCGATGCTACCACCGGTCAACCACATCTTGCCGGCAAACACAGCGCAACCAAACATAAATCTTTTCCCCCAGGCAGCCGCAGAGGTCGCTTGTGTCCAAGAAGAACCGTTACTAGAGTACCAGACATCATTAAGTGCGTTAGATAGACCAAAACCGCCAAACACCCATAATTTGTTGTCGTACACTAGAAGACCAAAAAAATACCGACCAACCCATCCCGCAGTAGATGTGGCCTGGGCCCAAGAAGAACCGTTACTAGAGTACCAGACATTTCTAGGCAAGTTGTCATTATTATCAAATCCGCCCATGTACCAAAGGCTGTTGTTAAAAGTAATAGCCTGCCCATAGAATCTAGCTCCCCAGTTGGCGGAAGTAGTAGCCTGGGTCCAGCCTAGATATCTGGGGTCAGCAGATCCGGTAAGGCCAAAGATACTTTTACCCTTAAGGATATTTTCAGCCACAAAATTAGCATCACTCCTTTGTACACTATTTCCTGTTGCCCCGTTATAATAGCCCGGCTGGGGCCGAAAGCGTAAGGTCGTGCCGCTTCGAGACAAATCTTGCGCAGTTACATGCCCGGTACGATTGGGCATGGTACCACTAATTCCGATTTCATTATCATTACTGAAGGTTTTGCCGGATAAAACATCTCCAGGTGTAGCATTTCCGGCAGAATCGCTACCCTGTAAGATAAAATTTGTACCGTTATACCTCATTGAATAGACACTTTCCGCTTTGAGATTTCCGGCAGAAACGGTATTTCCATTGGGTCTTCTAATAGATTTTGCGCCAAGACTGTTTATGTTTATCGTACTTGCCCCAGTATTGCTAACATTGATTTTAACTGCTATTGCCATACCTTCGTAGTAACCATTAACGCCGTTTAATAATACAGAGTAGCTATTTGCTGAACCCGTGGCCGTAGCATAAGGCACCTGTAGCGTATAATCAAATAAATGCTCATCGAATGTTGTCCCATCTTCGGCTCTTGTTTTCGGATAATAGACGTCATACGTCCCGTCTGTTTTTTTCCGTTTCATAATAATGTTTTTCTCCGCCATCTTATCATCCTCCTTATATCTCCTGATACCACCAGTCGCCAGCGGCCAATTCTGGCGGTTCAGTTGCACTAACTGCTATTTGGACGCCGCCAATTGCAGCCTTGTCGTCAACATATTTTTTAGTGGCTACATCATCATCGCTTGTTGGGATAGAAACATTTGTAATTTTGTTTCCGCCCATATTTAGTTGCCCATACATTTTGTCACCTGTAGCTGTTATATACTTTCTAGTAAAAGGCGCACTGACGTGCCTAAGCCCCAACTGAGCAATCCATAGCTGATTCTTAGCAGCGTAACTATCGGTTATCCTTACATCTTCAAATGTAAATCTTGCATACCTCCAACGACTGCCAGGAATAGACGGGCTTTTTTCTTGCCCCATCCACAAGCTCGGAATTGCCTGATTTTGAGAAAAAGCGCTTGTTTCCCAACCGCTACTTGGTTTATACCAATCCACACCATCGGCAGAAACTTCTACTGTAACTGACTCAAACCATGTATAAATTGAACCTGCCATTAAACGATATTGGACGAAAGGTTGCCATTGGGCTCGAGAGTAATGGGGTAACAGTTCTCCAGCATCAGCAATAATTTCTATTTTAGAAGTTGTTTCATTCACACCTGAGATAGCAGGAAAATCGGCTTCACCATTAAACCACTTATTAAGTTCCGCTTTACTAGTTGGTGCGCTTCCGGCTCCCGTAATATTGACTGTAACATTTCCTCTATATGCAGCATTTACAAGTTCGTTTCTGTCGTACAAACCAGACATTGAATAATCTTGTAAGCCTTCTCCACCCATAGTATAGAATGAGTTTTTTAAGAATATTTTACCTGAACCAGTATATGAACCATTAAGAGTATCCCCCGCTTTATTCACAGGCGTATACCCTAAAGCATTTATAACACTATCTTTAGTCACCTCGCCAGGCGGTCCTTGTTCACCTTGAGGGCCTTGCAAATCTACATAAATATATTCTGTTCCACCTTCAACCCTAACGCCAAGCTTTGTCCCGTCCCAGGTGAATTCCAGGCTATCACCTTTCGGTCCTTGAGGGCCAGGATCACCTTTAGGCCCCGGTGGTCCTGTATCACCCTTGGGGCCTTGTGGACCCCGCAAATCAACATATTGGTATGCGCTATCGCCTTCTACTCGGACTCCTAGTTGTGTACCGTTCCAGATGAATTCTAAAGATTTACCTTGCGGGCCAGGCGGCCCCATTTCGCCTCGGGGTCCCTGATCGCCTTTAGGACCTGGAGGCCCAGGGTCTCCTTTATCGCCTTTTAAGTCTACATATTGATATTCTGTCTGGCCTTCCAGCCGAACACCTAACTGGGTTCCGTTCCAAGTAAACTCAATGTTCTTCCCAGAGTCTCCCTTATCGCCCTTATCACCCTTAGGACCTGGAGGCCCTTGTGGTCCCTGTGGTCCTTGCAGGTTAACATAGGTGTATTCCGCCTCATCCTCCCTTTTTACGCCCAGTTGCGTATCGCTCCAGGTGAAATTCAGCCCTACACCATCCTTGCCGGGAGCCGGCTCGATTAGAGGTATATCGATTTCCTGTTTTACGCGGTCAACCAAAGTGGGGATATTGTTTCCAAAGGTTGCCCGAAGCTGAAAGCCAGTGGGTTCATATGTCTCGGTTACTTCTGTAATTCGGCTATCTAAAGTTACACCCCACTTGCGATTTCGAACGGTCACGATATCACCTAAATCCCAATCCTTACCGTAGCAGTACGGGCCTTTCGTTAGGATTTCAGTATCAAAGGTAAGCACTGGAGCAACTTCAGCCAACTTTTGCCGGCCTCGTTCCGGCAGGTCTGCTACATCTTCTAAATCCCGCGCATCTATAAAAATTTCTAAACGCTCAAACCCTGAAAGGTTACTACCTACTTCTACTATATCCCGCTCTATCCCCTCACCTTGGCCACCTACATAAGCTTGGTTTTTATGACCGATGTCGCTCTCAATAAAAGTTTGCGCTTTCACGGCGTCAAAATCAGCAGAAAAGATTACAGGGGGGTTTACAGTTTGCCCAGCGGTTAGGTCGCGCCCTTCCATAACATCAAATATCCACTGTTGATTTTGCCAGTCAAGCCCTACGTTCCAACCCAAACCGGAAACCAAGGACAGTTTTTCCAGCTCTTCGATTAGTTGTTTAAATCGGGTTTGGTAAGTGATTCTTTGCCCCCTGCCTTGGTCTGGGGCTACCACTAGGTTAGGGATTACCCGTTTATCGTCAGTTGGAACTATACAGTTCCTAACCACGTAACCTTTCATAATCGTTTCGGTGTTAGCTGTCACCCGATCATATGCCTGACCTACAGGTGGCACAGTGATTCTGCGGCCGAGTATTGTTGCCAGTGTTGCACCTTTGATGGCCACTTGTGTTTCACCTTGGGCCTCTTGCTGGAGTTCACGATGGTGGATTACACCTACCTTGGAACCGGCCAACACCAGACAGCCTTTCTGTAAGGTTTCCGTTGACTGCTTACTAGCGTTAATATGCAGTTCAAATTCACCAGGTTTGTGCCATCGTCGTATCCAAACCAGGCTCTCATAGTCATCTATTTCGGCTAGCAAATTGAATTCTGTGTCTATAACCCTAATTGGTTGCACTGTTTACACCACCTTGAACCATAAATCTCCCGCTTGTAGCTCCGGCGGTTCCTCGGCATCTATCATTACCCGAACGCCTAAAGTATTCTGCACACTATCAAACCATAATTCCCAATTGTTTTTTATAGCATTCCAGGCATCCTCAATCGCCCCGGATTGTGTTTGCCAATCGCTATCAATATCTGCGGTTTGTGCTTGCCAGGCACTAGCGATACCTGCCGTCTGCTGCGCCCAGGCTGTCTCGATATTATTAAGCGTACTGTTCCATACATCCCACATCTCCTGTGCCGGTATTGTAATGAGCGAAGACACCAAACCACAGGCATCGGTCAGCCGTTCGTCAGTGATATTAGCGATATTGGTTGTTCCATGTCTTATAAATACCCGAGCCAACCCCAACTCTTTAACTGTGGCCGTTACTTCTAGAGCCGGTGCTGCAGGAGTGCTAGAAAAGGTCCCTGTTTTGATAGCTAGCCGTATTTCACGGGCCACTTCGTCAAAGCGCAGCACTACTCTGTCTATTCTATCCAGCATGGTATCAGCTGGCGCTAAATTTAACGTTAGTACTGCATCATTATGGTACATATAGCCCCGGATAAATGCATAACCAGCAGCTACATGCACCTCTAAGCCTGTGCCTGGTGTCACCTTTAGCCCGGCTTTACCGTTCTCCTCGGTATATAGGCCATCGCTTAAAAAACGGCTAAAGTATTCTGCAAATTCAGCCGCCTGATATTCCCGTATATCCCCTGGGGCTGAGTTGAAAAATCTAAAATGCTCTGCCATCTCTCCACCTCCTACATCCCTATATACCTGTTCCGGTAGTTAATCGTTACCGTTGCCGGCTCTACCGGATCATCGCTACTGTACTCGATTATGTTGTCACCCACCTGAAGCTGCCAAAAGCTGCTATCCAGGTCAATCCAATTAAACACGTTTTGGTTGTTTATCTTTACCCGCTTGGCTCCGAAATCTGTGGTTATAATTAGCACGTCGCCGTAGGTTAATTCTCGCCTCACTTGTATATACTCGCTGGTCGTCTGATTGATAATCTTAGGGTTTGTTGCCGGGCCTTTAAATTCAATCCGCACAGGGGTCTCAACATCGCCTTTATTCACAATGTTTATTATCGGCGACCCCTTCATAGCAAACCCAGATGGCAATATCCAAGGGAAGGTCATGCCACCAAGCCAAGTAACGATTTCCTTGCTTTCGGTATAGCTATCTAGCCAAAAAGGCTGAGGGCAAAGCAGATGAAGCAGAAACTTTTGATAATAAAGACCTTTGTTGCCCTGGCCGCCAGGGAATACCGGTGTAGTTTCGGCTATACCTTTTATTTCTCTAACTTGGTCTCTCTGCTGGTAGGTGATAATTACTTCTCCTGTCTTGGGATTAAGTACTCGCTGCATTAACCTACGGGCCACCAGCAATGCATCGGGGTCGCTTTTAGTAATAATCATGCCTTCGATACTGATGACCCGATTCTCCAATGTGTTGTCGATATAGGTAGAGCCGTCCTGGTAAGGCGCTTTCTGGCTTTCAATACTCACCCCAACTTCACCTACGCCATCTATTTTTTCTAAAAAATAAGGAGCCCGACGGCCCAAGGTAATGCTTTCGCCTTTTTGGTTGGTAATAATTATGCTGTCCATAACCCCACCTCCTACCACTCCAAAGCCAACTGTTGGGAAACATATTTTAACCTTCGAGCTGTTTCTGCCGGGGTAAGGGGAGAAGGACTGTTGATGGTGATGTTTTGAGTAATCTCTTTACTCCCCCCTAAAAGCTCTTTGGTTTCATGGTCGTTATATATCCTGCTTCCTCTGGGCAGTGCTACCAGCTCTGGTCCCAACTCGCCTACCATGGCAAGCCCCCCTGGAAAGAAGCTAGTGCCGCTGTAGTACCCATCTCCACCACCAGAAGTAACGGTTCTAATAACTCTTGTGATTTTCTCTACAATGCTGAATACTTTCTCTTTTACATTAGTTCGATTCCATTCATGTATCTTTTCGATGGCCTCTTGGATACCTTTTTTAACCCGGCCTAAAGCTGTGCTCACCTTATCGGCCATCGCGCTGAATTTGATGCCGGTAACTTCCTCCATGGTGCTTAAAGCGCTTCTCCAAACTGACTTATAATTTTCGGTATAGGTATTAATCAGGTCCTTAATACCGCTACCGTGCTCATCGATTTTATTTTGCATAGCCCGCCAAGTTTCAGCGGTTTTAGTTTTAAGGTCTTCCCAGGTTTCAAAGGTTTTAGTTTTAACCTCATCCCAGGTGGTGCTGACATTTTCTTTAATAACCACTGCCGTTTCCGCAGTATTAAGCTTAATGTCATTCCACCGCTCGCTAATGATGCCTCTAATGCTTTCCCATTGCTCCGAAGTGGTGGTTTTGACTTCTTCCCAGGTAGTGATTACGTTTTCTTTAATGGCCGCAGCTTTTGTAGCGATATCTGTTTTCATGGCCTGCCATTTGGACTTTATTTCCCCGGTTTCCCAGTCCACCTGATTTACGTGTTCCTTTGCCTGGGCCTTGGCCTCTTCTACCACCCGTTGGTGCATTTCCTCGGCTTCAGCTATGGACTTATCTTTTTGCCGGGTAGCTTCTCTAATTAATCTATCTGCCTGGTCTTTTGTAATGGTTCCTGCTTCATCCCGCTGCCGGATGATTTCCTTGATTACTTCGTTGTACTGTTCTTCAGCAGCTTGGATAGCTCCGTCTCTCTGCTCAATGCTGTTTTTTACAACTTCAGCAGCCTGCAAAGCAGTGATTTCACCAGTCTGGGCTCTCATGCGCTCCATTATGGCTTTGGCTTCTACTTCGTTTTCAGATAAAACCTTGATGCCAGTTTCCACCATCTGCCTTTGAATGGCGTTTATTTCTTCCTGTTCGGCTTTGGTTAGTGCTCTTTTTTCACTAGATGCAGTATCAAGTATTTCTTTAATCCGAGTTTCCCCTTCGGCTATGGTTTGTTTCCTGCTTTCGTAGCCCTGCTGCATGCTGTTTAAAATTTCTTCTTGTTCTACCTTGGATAAAGCAGTGCTGCTAGTAACAAAACCCTGCATCTTAGATAAAGACTCTTGATGGTGTTTATCAAGACCTGCTTGAATATCACTTGCCATTTGAGAAAAGTTGCCGGCAATGTTATCTGCCATGTCTTTAGTGACTTCCTGGCCGCTCCAGGAGAGCTGATTTAATGCCAGGGTTGCTTCATCATTAAGTTCTAAAAATCCAGTTACTGCTTCTTGGGTAGCTGCTGATACCTCGTCACCAAACAGCTCAATTGCAGGAATGCTCTCCTGACTTAAGTGTCTATATAGCGCAACACCTGCTGCTGTCACCCCGGCTATAGCTGCTACTGCTATCCCCACCGGACCGGTAAGAACAGTAAAGGCGCTGGCTAAAGCCCCTACTGCCGGGGTAGCAGCTGCCGCTCCGGTAGTAGCAACTGCTAAAGCCCCCGATACTGATGATAGAACCCCTATGACAGAGCCAATGCCAGTAAGCAGCTTTCCGCCTATCAACAAAAGAGGACCAATGGCAGCAGCCAAACCAGCTACCACAAGAATAGCCGTCTTAGTCCCATCGCTTAGCTCGCTAAATTTTTGTACCAGGAGAGTAATCCCTTCCAGTACTTTTAACATGGCCGGAGCTAAGGCATCACCAAAAGTACTAGCCGTTAACTGAAGCTGATTTTTGAATAATTGCATTTTCGAAGCCGTGGTTTCAAAGCGCAATTCTGCCTCTTTATTAAGCGCATTGTTTTCTACCCACGCCTCACTACCCAACTCCAGGCTTTCTCTAAACAGGTCACCTGCCCCCGCTGCCCTAAGTAGAGCATCACGGACACGGATTTCTGAAAGACCTAGATCTTCTAAAACGGCGAACACATTACCTCCGCTTTTAGCCGTTTTGTCCAGCCCCTCGATAAACGAGATAATCGCCCCGGCAGCGTCTTTTTCAAAGGCTTGTTTGAATTGGGCAGATGACATCCCCGCCACTTGAGCGAATTGATCTAACTTCTTGCCTCCTGAAGCTACAGCATTAGCTATATCTATCATTACTCTGGAGATAGCAGAGCCACCGGCCTCCGCCTCAATACCAACGGAACTGAGCGCACCGGCAAAAGAAAGAATCTGTGCCTCTGTTAGTCCGATCTGGCTACCTGCGCCGGCAATACGAAGTCCCATCTCTACGATTTCAGCCTCGGTAGTGGCCAGATTATTGCCTAAAGCAACGATAGTAGAACCAAGTCTATCAAATTCGGTCTGCGGCATTTGGGTTATATTAGCCAGCCGGGCCAGGGCAGTTGCAGCCTGGTCGCTGCTCATATTGGTGGTTACGCCCAACTTGGCCATAACATCGGAAAACCCCAAGATGTTTTCTTTTTTTATCCCCAGTTGCCCGGCGGCTTCACCAATGCCGTAAAGTTCTGTAGTCGCTATCGGTACTGTCTTAGCCATATCTTCAAAGCCTTTTTTAAGCTGGGCTAGTTCTTTATCAGTTGCATCTACCGTTTTGACAACCCCGGTGAAAGCTGTTTCCAGATCAATAGAGGCCTTGGTCGCGGCAGCTCCCAGACCCACCAAAGGCGTAGTTATTTTCAGGCTTAAATTCTTGCCCGCATCCTCCATCTTTTTGCCTACATCCTGCAGGGATTGCCCTAGAGGCTCCAGGCTCTTAGAAAGCTTACCCCAGCCGGAGGATTGCACTTCGATTTCTCGATTGAGGTTTTTTAGGTCCTGCTCCATGTAGGCCAGCTGTGCTTTGGCGTTATTTAGTTTTATCTCTAAATCCTGGGTAGCTTTAGCATCCTTGCCCTTAGTCTCTACAGACTTTTGATGGGCTTCTTCCAGTGCCTTTACCTTTTGCCTTTGTAGCTCTGTCTGTTTGGTTAGGCTGTCGGATTTAAGTTTAAGGCTGTCCAGCTCTTTACCATGTTTACCCATCTCGGCACTTGCCAGCTTAAACTCGGACTGCACCTTTTTCATTTCCCGGTTCAAGCTTGAGATGCCGTTTTGAAAGCCAGTGGAGTCTAGACCGATTTTTACGCTTAGCTGCCCGATTTCTTTAGCCAATTTCTCACCACCTTTTGGGCATAAAAAAAGCACCCTTACGAGTGCTATCAGCTATAATCCATTATCCAAGTGTTTTTAACTGTGATCTATTATCCAGCCCAACAAGTCCTTACTGTTTATAGATCCATCTGCTATTCCTAAGCCGAGATTAATTAACTCATCGTCTGTGCATGCGATCTGAATGCCATTGATTTCAAGAAAAGTAAGCATAGCTAGTATCCCAATTCTCTTGTTACCGTCTATAAAAGGGTGATTGTTAATTAAGAAAAAACCTAGCTTAGCCGCCTTAGCTTGAATAGTCTTGTATAAATCTTCCCCATCAAATGTCTGAAAGGGAGCATTTAGGGCAGAGTCTAATAAGTCTTCATCCTTAATACCCTCTCTACCGCCTGTTTCCTGGATGAGAAGCCTGTGCATATTTATTATTTGGGCTTTCGTAAGTCTATTCATTTGCTAAAGCCTCAAAAGCTTTTTTGTGCTTGGATAATAGTTTTTTCGCAACCTTATCTACTTCTTCATCGCCCACCGTTTCAATTTCCTGTAATTGGCTATATTCCACAAGCACATAACGTGGCACATTGTTCTTCAAAATTACCACAACACCATTTTCATCTACCATTCTAGCTACCTTTGAGAAGTTTTGGTTGGCCTCAGAAATGGAAACCAAATTACTAATATTAACCTTCATTAAAACTCACTCCTTTCTACTTATATTATATCCTCATTTAGGATAAATTCAACCTAAAAATATAAGTAAAAAGGAAGGCTAGAAACTGTAAGATCTCAGCAGTATATCTTGCGTTTGTGCTCTAATTGCAATCAATTTGAGCTTGAATGTAAGTGCTAACTAAATACTATAAAACACTATCAATATACACTTTCTCGTTTCCTAGTTTTTTGTTTAATAGTTTCAAGTAATAGATAATATCCATGGAGTCAATATCGTTTAATGTCCAGCCTTTATCAAGAAGTGCTAGATAAAGCTGGTCAATAAAATCCTCGGGGTCCATGGCATCCCCGTCTACTCGTTTTTTCCCTCACCTGCTGTGACGCTACTTACCTCACCTACCACCTCATTAATACACTTGGTGATGGTGGGGATTAAGTCTTTAGAGGCCAGGCCGTCATAAAGCTCATCCCGGGAAAACTGATTTCCAAACAGCTCCACAATATAGTCCATCAGCTTATCCAGCTCTTCAGGCAAAATGTTATCAAAGTTTACCTCTTTAGATACTTCAATAGTCCTTCTTACCATCCGGGCGCTGATAAAGCCAGCGGTGTAAGTCTTGTTTTTGCCGTTAATTTTTAATACAATCTCCAAGGTTTAAGCCTCCTTTTTATAGCTCCGGGTTGTATATCACAGTGCTACCAGGCACTTTATCAAACCAGGTAGCGGCCCCGGTGAAATCCTCGCTATCTTCATCCGCGGTATGTTTCCACTCACCGTCATGTACCCGAGCCATAAAGGTAAATTTCACCTTAGGAGTTTTATGCTCCACATTATCTTTTTTAGTGGAGAAGTCTTCAGCTATGGGAATCGGTATCTGCTCTGGGGAAAATCGATGTGGAAGTGGAGACAGCAGATTTGCCTTTAGCCATCCGAGCTAAAATCCTGGGTAACGAACTAAAAGACGGGGTGCTGATTGAAACATATGCTGGTATACATCCAAGAGTACCCAACAATACCTTGGTAACCAATATATCTGAAATGGCAGTATCTGTTTTGCCGACATTCTTTTTCTTTGCCGCATATATGGCTTTTATTTTCTTTATTAATTCCATTAAAGAATCAAGGTTTTGGTGTTCCTGTAATTCTATACAACGAACACCCCAAAGATTATCGTAGCAGGGTTTAAACAGTTCCTTAATAATATCAATGTGGACTTTATAATCCTTCTGAAGCAAAAAGCTACTACCCCGCAGCATACCCCAAGATGCAAAATAAAAGGCCAAATGCAGCGAAAGATAATCTATATCCTCATCAGTTAAGCCCTTCTGATTATGGGCCTTAATAAACTGTCTGTAACAATGCTCCCAGGACAAGTAGCGAGCATTTTTATCGTCCTTTAGGGCCGAATAATACTTATCTATCCCCAACAATACCGCATCAATAGAAATGACCTGCAGATCCTTTCTGTAACTGGTACCTTTCAGGTCATTGCTTTTTCCCTGAATTACCCTATTGTTTATTTCATCTGAATCCTTGGAGCCTGCTCTTTCGAACATTACTTCTTGCCCCCTTAAATTGAGGTAAACCATTTTATACCCGTTACTAATCCAACATTTTGGTAACATATGTGTTTTGGAATCATACCAGTAAGCAGTATAGGTATAAGCAGAAGGAGGTAGCTTTTTTCGATTATTTCCTCAATTTTACTAAACGTCATAGTAACTTTATCTGCTTCTAATTTAATTTCTAATTTAATAAAGTATTCGTGTAAACCAGCAAATTTGCTCATCAATACACCCCAACATTTCTGAGATGATCGCCTCGTGTTTTTATTGGTTTTCTAATTGGGTTCCTTTTTAACTGCCAGCCTTCCTCGATCTCATTTATTAAAGCTTTAAAGTCATCCTTAAACCCTTCCCACCGCTGCCCATCCTTTAGCCAAATAAAGTGAAAACCGTGTTTAACATGTTGGTTTATATCACCATGTTTTTCTTTTAATTCAATGAACTTGTCTCCGGCAGCTTCAACGGCCCTAGGTTGAAAAACAAGTTGTATCAAATAATTTCCAATTCGTATATGCGTTAGTTGGCTTTAGTATGTATTTAAGGACATTGTTTGTTATACTATCTTAAGAAGCAGATTGCTCCCCGGGCTTGCCGCCGACATGTCCAAAAAAGCCCCGCGAGAAAGCGAATGTTCACTCTCCCACAGGGCTGCTTGGTTTTTCCGTTGCTAAGGCGTTAGGTTAGCTGGGGAGGAATGTTTTGTGTTGG